TCTTTTTCAGAGTTTCCCTAAGTCCCAGGTTCAATAGCCATTGAATAAGCAGGGCATTCCGGTAGCGCGTATGCTGGTCACGCCACGGATTATCAGGAGACTGAGGATCGATAATTCGCAACAGCTCCGCTACTGACTCCTCAGGTAATCCCTCACGCTGGCTTAATGTGTTCCCCCCTGACTTGCGCGGGATGCGCGAATCTATCGCCTCGGCCACCCGCCTAGACGAGTCTCCCAGCCGTGCGGCTGAAAATGGAGCCAAGCCATGACGGCCCAGAGCTTCTTCCGCAAGCCACTGGAGATACATCCGGATATATCGCAGTCGGTTCGCCGCTACCTCTGGTGCTACCTCAGCGAGCAAAGCCCTCTGGGGGCCCATACGCACTTTCTCAAAAGTCAGTACTTTTGGGGGCAAGCCATCATTTTCGTCTAATAGAGCGGCCAGCTGAGTATGGGGCAATCGGCAGAGGCGCGCCAAATCCTCCACCTCAGCTAGCGATAACAACTCACCAGCGATAAGCCGCGACTCGAAGTCAATACGGCGCATATGAAGAAACAAAAGAAAGACCATCACGCTACGGAGAACAATGGCGATGGTGTTAGCGGCCCGGTTCTTCCCACGCACCTCCGTGAGTACAAATACAGTCGGGGCAAATATCGGTATCCCCTCCCGATCAAGAAGGACCGGTAAACGCTCTCCTGAGACGAGCACGACGTTTTTTACTCTGTAACCGGGAGACAT